TACCTTCATTTCGCGCTCAAGCAGCGCCAATGTTGTCCCAACCGGCGCTTCACCGTTGATATCAGACGCTTTTACGTCGGCTGCGGAGGCAAAACGCCTGCCATCCTGTACAATTTCCTGCAACATCTGGTGAAGTACGGCAGATGGCTCTTTATAGGGCAAAAAGGTGATATTGTCGCGGATTACACCGCCGGGAACGTCCACATCGCGGAATTCTCCGGGCATAATCGGCGAATCGTCGCCTTTAATCCGTAATCCACGGGCTTTTAGGCCGCCGGGGAGGTTGGCAAGCGTCCCCGCGTCAACTAATTGACGCAACAGAGAGGTTGCCGACTTGGTCAAGCCCCCAATCATGTGTACCAGCCCGAACCCATAGAAGCCAAGGCCCGGTAAGTACTGGTAATGGACGAAATGTTGACGCTTTAGCTTTAATTCGTCATCTTCATGCCAGTTACGACGGATAGCAAGCACCTGATTGGAGCTTTTGTCCACAGTAATGACATAAGGCAGCCCGATTTTGGTAGGTTCCCCGTTATCCAAGTCCTCAAAGCCGGGCAAATCCACATTAACCATGATCTCAAGCAGTGTGTGCCGTTGATCTACCTCGTAATTAGGACTGTCACCAGTGAGTTTGCTGTACTTTGCAGCTATTTCAGTAGTATCAGGGGCTGGTGCAGGTAGCTCAATGTCTGCATAGAACCCCATTTGCTGTAATTTCAATACCTCGTTAGGGGTTTTCTTCATTACATGGGTGGCACGTTCACATGTTTCGAGGTCTGCCGCCCCATAACTCACTACAAAATCCTCTGCCGGTACAAACATGGAACAGGGCCGCCCCAAGCTCGGGTCGTAATACACTTTCCTGAAGGCTGAACCTGCAATCGGTAAAGAGAAAAGCAGCTTTTCCGTTTCGCCACGGTATTCGGTCATCTCTACCGTCATCAGGTAATTGAGGTAATCCTGTACCCGCTCTGCCTGCTTGGCCTTCTTGTCGGTAATCTCACCAAGGATCGTGGTCTTGGCTGGGCCGCTGGCAGGGAATATCTCCATGATGGTCTGCGACTGGAATCTGACCACCGCCTCGGCCAGCATCGGGTGAAAAACTCCACATGCTCCGTTCCACGGGGTGGTTCTATCTTCAAACCGCATTCCCAGCAGGTCTAGCCCCTGAATATAAGACTCTTCCCAGTCATGACGGCTTTCCTTATCCGCGTTATAGAGGTTAACCAGCTCACTGCCGAGCTTCATCAGCTCGTTGTGATCCATGAAATCAGCAAGGTTATCACCGTGTTCGGTGCTTACCTCGTCAGCATTGGGATCAAAATCAACAAGAACGGAACCATCTTCATCGGTAATAGTCACCGCTTCAGGGTTCACTATCTCAATCTGAAGTTCTTCTTCCTCCGGCTCTTCCAGAGGATATACGCCTAACTGACGGTCTATTGCCACTAAGTGTTTTCCCTGAACTGACCACCTCTAAGTGCTGCGCCCATACCGCGAGCGGTAATAGTCCTAACCTTTGGAGCGCCCATGTTAAGGTTCACTCCAGTAGTCGCAGGCGCTCTACCGCCCCCTCTCTTCTTAGTCAAACCACGAGCGCGTACAGCCTGCCTCTTTGCATGATCTTTAAGGTAACTACCAGCATGTCCTTTGCCTTTGCTGTCAGCAGCGGTTCTGCCACCAGCTCTCTTCTTAACCGTCTTGGCGTCACCACCTTTTTTAAGCAGGCTTCGCGGGAGGCGCGTGGCCCATGACCCGCGGGGGTGGGTACGCGCCGCTGCTCTAGCACTGTCAGCAGCGGTTCTACCGCCTCTCTGCTTGGTCTTCTTACCTTTGTCCATCGTGCCGACAGCCGCATACTTGCGGCGGCCTTTCGCTTTCTCCATACCTTCGCTTTCCTTGCGACGACCTGCCATTCCACCCTTGGCCCTCTTGATCATCTTGCCGGTAAGGACGTTCTCGCCCATCGCCATCCGCTTATGCTGGTTAATGTCGGGAGAGAGCGTAGCCGCTCTCTTGGTGGTACGCTTGGTTTTGGGGGCAGCCTTTTTCTTACGGTTGCGCTCACCCAGAGACTCATCCAGTCTGGCGTTATAACCCTGTTTCTTCCTCATATGAATTTCGCTCCTTTCTTGCGAGGTATTCTCCCGCCTGTTTTAAGACCAACACGACCACCTCTCGCCCAAGGAACGAACTGTGCTTGGCTGTCAGGAAGATACTCTGGTCTTTGGGTGGATGGAAACCAAGGTCTAGGCCCGGCCCCTCTCTGAATGCCAGCCGCGCTAGGCATTGTAGATATTTGTGACTGAGGGAAACGCCTGCGAGATGCCGCTTCAGAGGCGGCTATCTGTTGAGATACTCGTGCTGGTGAACTCGAAGGTCTGGGTGGCCTGAATTGCTGTGGGCCTATAGCGGGTAAAGGTTGTAAAGTCCGTGGAGGCTCGCCGGGTCGTGGCATGGCAAAAGTTGGGCCAGTTGGGCCTGTAGCTTGCTGTGCCGCCAGCCTCTTCTGTAATTGCTGTTGTAACAACGGAGAGCCAGAGAAGTCCATCGCTTGTCTGGGGCCGGGAGGGATGAACCCCTGCCCCGGCATTAAACGCTGCCCAACCGGGTTTGATGCCATTCTACCGCCTTGAAAAGGTTCCAAACCCATACGCTGGTAGTCGTTCATGCCTCGCGGTTGCTGCATCATACTGGACAATCCAAGCGGTCGGGGTAGTGAGTCAATACCACCGCCCATCTGGTAGCCGCGCAGTCTTCGCATTTCATCACGGGCATTACGCTCACGAGAACCAACCCGCGCCAACTGGGCGCGTCTGTCTCTCACTTCCCTTGCGTCCTTCGGCCTTCTCCCCCTGACCCGCCGCAACTCGTCAGCAGCATTATCCTGCACTCCGATCACCCGCGCCTCTTCATCGCGCCGGTTTCTACCGCCGTGGCGATAGCTTTTCCGTATACCACGACCGGGCCTACGCTCGGTGCTTCTGTAATAGGTTGGCATAATCTTGCCCTCTAGTGAGAGATGTGAGGTTCGCTTATATCTGGAAGCGGCAATTTATCGGGCCGATTCTCAACAACATAAGCCAGCTCTAAACAAACAATAGCATCCTGAACCTTGTTAAATATACGCCCAAGGATCGCTGGCCGCTCTTGACGAGGCCAGCTTTTTGAATCTAGTAGTCGTTTAGGATATTTCTTTCTATGCTCTTTGCCTAGAAATATAGCTTCCTCTGCGTTTAGCTCAAAATTAGCGGTTGCTTCATTTGACCCAAGCGTTACCACAAACGTCGCAATTCGCCTGTGTATTCTCTTTGGTTTGGCGGGAACAACAATCTCTTCATAGCGCTCCAGCATGAGATAAGGGAAACAGTTGCTGTGTTTTTCCAAATCATGCCTGAAGGTGAAGTTACTACGCTTCAGGTCATGCACAAGCATGTCCGTGATTGCTCCTAAAATATCGTCATCCCCAGCCTCGGCTGGTGCTTGTTTTTTCTGGCCCATTTGCTCAGAACCTTCCGGGCTAGGCGCATCCTTCATATACAGCCGTTCTTCGTTGTCGCCCGCAGTCTGAAGAATCTGTTGTTGAACTTCTGGCGGCAGGCTATCAAGTCTAACTTTCTCATAACCCGACGCACTGAAGATGCCCACCCCTCCATCCTCATCAATTTTACCAGTGACCTCAACCTTTGGTTCGGTATCTTTGCTTCGATAAACCGTCATTTCCATGTCGCCAAGCTGGGTGGTTTTGGCTTCTACTTCACTCCCACCAAGAATCGTTTCATTAAAATCTTTAAGCCATACTTCATATTCTTCGTTAGTCATAGTAGCTCCCAGTGAGTTGGCGGGAGCGGCTACTTGCAGGGTTCCGATAGATTAACCCGTGGAATTGCACCACTATTACACTCCCTTAAACTTAGTAGTAATCTGCTGTGCGCGTAAGCTTGGGCGCGTCGTCTGCCTCGTCACTGCCGAGACTGAGGAATCCTCCCTGTCTGAATCTTAACAGTGCCTGCGTGGATGAATCGACAAGGTCATCATGTTCCCCTGACGGGAATGCCGCAAACTCATTCATCACCTCTTCAGCGAAGCGGTTTGCAGGACACCACACCACCCCGGAGGCAAACAGATCAGCCACGGCGTTAACCCTAGCTATCTTGTCATTTCCCCGTGATGGAGTAAATTCGGAAACCGGAATGCCCATCGCCCTTAGTTCAAAGATCAATGGCATACCAGCCGCTTTGCCTTCAACAATAAACGCATCAGGTTGTACATCCTGATACATCTCATAGGCTACTTTCTTGAGTTCTGGAAATTCAAGACGTTTCTTGAACGCATCCAGCAGGATGATATTGGGTGTGGTTATCCCTTCATCATTGGGTTTTGAGAAAACACCCCATGTGGTGCAGGCTGAGTAGTCAGCCCTCTGTGTCTTAAGGAATGCCGTGTCCCAAGACTGGATAACAAAATCACACTGTGGCGGGGTATCCGCTTCCCAGATGTTCCACCACTCACGTTTGACCAGCGCTCCTCCCTCTGAGGTAGGGTCTTGCTGATACTGAGCGCTCCACTTCGCCGCAGGCAGCTCATTACGCAAGGAAAGAAGCTCTTCAAGCCCCCAGAACTGGGGCCATAAAGCCTTTTCTTCGGGTTGGTGTTCGTACATAATTGCAGGGAATTCAATGACTTCCCACTCATCGGTTCCTTCCCTTTGAGTCGAAGCCTTGATTATCTTCCCTGTCAGGTCACGCATATGCCATCGAGTCATAACGATGACAATAGCGCCGCCGGGTTGTAAACGCTGGCGAGGGCCGGATGTATACCAGTCATAGGTTTTGTCAAATACCGAGGGATCAGCGCTTTGACCTTCCTGCTCACTGTGAGGGTCATCAATGATAAGCAGGTCTGCACCTTTACCAGTTACCGCACCACCAACACCGATAGCAAAGTATTCACCACCTTTGTTGGTACTCCAGCGCCCAGCCGCCTTGGAGTCAGCCTGTAATGCCAGCTCTGGGAAAATCTTCTTAAACCCTGCATCAGCTACAAGGTTACGAACCTTCCTGCCGAAGCCCACAGACAACTCCGCTGTATGCGCTGTCTGGATAACCTTCTTGTCAGGAAACTGCCCCAGAAACCATGCAGGCAGTAAATACGAAGCAAACTCACTCTTGGTGTGCCGCGGCGGCATATTAACAATCAACCGCTTCAACTCACCATGCGCTATGCGCTCAAAAGCATCAGCCATGATCTTGTGATGCTCGCCATTAATAAAAGCAGGCCACATCCCTTTCACAAAATCAATGAAACTTACCCTAGATTGCTCACGGGTTCTAGCTTCTTCAAGCTCTTCAATAAGATTTAAAAACTCTTTCTGCTCGGAAAGAGGGAGTTGACTGATCTGGTCAAACTGCATTTGGGTGAGATTCAATTATCCCCCTAGTACGTACTAGCTAGTACATGATCGCCTAAAAAACCTATCTAAAGGTTTTTTTAGTACCTACTCCCTAGTAAGTACTATCTAGTACAATCTATGCATAGATAGGATAATTGTAACATATCATGCCCCTTGACAACTCGCGTGTCAATACCGAATCGGCAGCTACTTTTGCCTTCCAAAGTAACTATAACTATAGCTACAGCTATAGCTACAGTTAGAACCCCTCACCTTTCAAAATTTCACAAAAATTTTTATTGACCTGTGAACCTATCGTTTTATTGTGCAAAAAGCTAAATTGCAAAATTACTCGTGCGGAACACTGTTCATAGTATGACGTGGCATTCTTGTCTCGGGGGGGGTAGGGGGGTGAGCGGATGACGGGCTAGGGGGATCGAGGAAGTGACGACCTATTGAGAAAAGCTAATCTGGGTCACTTGACCCCACTAGGTTGTTAGACATGGCACTATAGAGTGTGTGACCTGCTACCCTGTGGTGATGTGGGTCACATGGCACTACGCTGTTATGGCTAGTGGACTTTATCGTTGTCTGGTGAGGCGGAGATGAGGCGGTCTAATTTCTGCTGGAGCTGGTTAAGGATATCTTCACTGCTACGCTCTGCCTTCACTACCTGAATATCCTCGAACAGGCCACAGCTTCGACCCAGCGCTTCGGCGGCCCTGAGTTTGTTGCTGTCGTTAGCCTCTGCAAAATCCATCATGTGACGCAGCTTGGTCAGCACCTTATCTCGGTCAGACAGCCCTTGAGAGAGGGCAAGGCTTTGTTCCACAGCAGTTTTCTTAGCCGTTAACGCGTCAACCATAGCGGTTATGTCGCGGCTGTTAGCCATCAGCTTTGATGCTTCCCTGCGGATAGTGCCGGGTTTCATGTTGTCGCAATCATATGCCTCGGTGTAAGCCGCCGTCAGTGTGTAGCCGGTTGAGACTAGGGTAGCGAAGAGCTTTTGCTTTGGGGTGAGGTTGTTTTTATCTTTGCGGGCGCGGGCCATATCGAATTACTCCACTGAGATTAGCAGGAATAGAGGATACCACTATCCAGCTACACCGCAAACGATACCTGCCCTTCAGAGGCCCGGAGAGGACGTGTACTCAATAGAACAATACCCTTGACCCGTACTATGTAACTATCTCTATCGTTCAATAGGCGAATAAGGG